CCAAAGCCTCCACAACGGGTCCGTTGTGCCAGACAGTTTCGCCATTAACAAGACGAAACCCACCAATAAGATCATCTTCGTCAGTCTCAATGGTGATATTCACCCGAATCAACTCCCTATTTAGGGAAGCACATGCCTGCTCAACCGAAAGAGTCTTACCGTTTCCTGACAGACCCGTGATAAAAGTAGGATAGAAGATGCGAGAAGAAATAACTTTCTTCACATCAGAGTAATTACCAAACGGGACATAGGCAGGATCCTTGTCAGGGACAAAGCATTGCTGCACAGATTCTACGTCATCGCTCATTTGCTTTTCAAGGCGCTCAGCGATGGTCAGATTCCACTTGCCACGACCAGACTTGTATTCTTCCAAACGTTTGCAAGCAGTGGGATAGGACATCCCAAAATCTTTTGCAGTGCGGCGGACAGCATCGGCACAAACCTCGGTGCCGAAACCTTTGATCAGACTGTCAACGATCTGGGCGGTGGTGACTTCGGACTTGCGGGGCATTGCTCTTCTCTTGATTACCTTGTAATTATAGCAGAAGACCCCCCCGAATGGGAGGGTCTAGGACAGTTATTTAGGTGTACACCTCATGCTACTTGCTCAATGAATGCATTAAGGATGGTTTTGTTTGTCATCTTAGATCCCATGTGCTTTTTAAATGCACGGGTCAACTCTGCTTTGGTTGCAACTTCCTTTTTCTGCTTGACAGTAATATCTTCGGTGCCATTGCCGATGTAATTATTGGGCATGAAAAATTGTTTAGTGAATCCAAGTTTAGTAGTTTCAGCATAACGCTCCTTTGTCCATTGCTTAGACAAGGCATCGGAGTCAAGATTGTTACTCTGAGCGATACGATTCATTTCAACCTTGCTGCAGATACGAATACCAATCCAGTTGTAATCGGTAATCTCACGGTAGAAAGAAACAATTTCTTTAGTGGTATCGTAGGGATTGGGACTGATTTTGCGGGAGTATCCAGTCTGGGGATCACGAAGAATGAATACTTTATTGCGATTGTGACAAAGATATTCAGAGCGGAGCTAACCCTCACGATAATATACAGCAGGGCAAGTTGTGGTATAAGACATAGGATTTGCTTCACCATCACTCAGAATGACACAGTTAACCTTCTGCACCTTCTCAACTGATTTGATATCTTTTACAATCTCACGCATACACATAACAGACTCTGCCAAAGGAGTGCCACCCAAACTCATATTGGGGACAGAGGGATAACTTGCATAGTGACCCAAACTCCAAGCATGTGCCCAAAGATCACGCATCTGATTATCCAAAGTTTTGGTATTCATCTTGGATGAGAAGAACTCAAACAATTTGAAATCATCGTGGATGCAGAGAGTATTCTCCACCATGTTTTCTCCCTCAAGATGGTCACGTCCATAACCACTTTGGAATGCATAGACTCGGAAAGGAATGTTGACCTTCTTACAAAACCAAATCAAATTGTAGGTTTGTCTGAGAGTATCCATCAAACACTGACTCATAGACCCAGACCAGTCAAGCATCATAACCATTCCATGATTCTTACCGTCAGGGATCACAGTAGTCTTCTTGAAAATATCCTCGGTCAGTTTGTATTTGTACAGTGAGTTGGTATCAATCACACCCGTCTTAGAAACAGCAGCACGGGCATACTGATCTGCAGACTTCTTCATCTCAAACTGTTTGACCAGATAGTTAACAGATTTCTGAGCAGACTTCTTATACTCTTCACACTTCTTGTGACTAAAAGTCAACCACTCATTTTCTTCCCAGCAACCATCGATATACATCAGGTCAAATGATCGGCGCACTTCCTGCCAAGGCATAACGTATTCATTCAGTTTGACCTTAGGAAGATCAATGTATACCCACTCTTTAGCGTTGTCATCGACAAGATCTTCTAATGCTTCCCGCAGTGCCTGCTCTGTGATGGACTCAGTTTCATCAAACGATTCACCACCCTCGTGAGCGTATGAAGGTGTATCAAGGTCTGCTAGATCATTCTTTTCTTCACGACGCTCTGCTTCTTCCTGCATTTCTTCGTGAGTCATCTCCTGTCCACCAGGAGACATCTCCTCTCCACCACTCTTGTTGTTTGGTTTGGGGATCTCAACCTCTTTGTTTTCTTGCTTCTGCTTACAGAAATCGAAGATCTCTTTTGCCAATGCAATTACTTCTTCCCAAGTCTTAGTCTGAGAAGCACGAGTAACATAATCTTGCTCCTCTTCCTTGAAAGGCATATCAGGTTTGCCCTTGAAGTAAAGATTGATACGATCGATGAAGGGCAGTAGCTCAGGATCTTCATCCTTCACACCAAAGAAGTCTTGATCCCAGAGTTGGTTGTATCCTTCAAAGAAGGACTTACGAAGACCAGGGTAGGTGCGCTTCATCATACGCTCAATACGAGCATCCTCAAGGACATTCACAAAGTCCTTAGGTGCATCCCCAAAATCTTCGTTGGGGGTATAGAGAGCATGACCAACCTCATGACCCACCAGCAGGTCATAGACGGTGCTGCTAGCGGTCTTCCAGATAGGAAGGATCAACACACGCTTGTCTACGTCGAAAGCAGCAGTGCTGATCTTACGGTGCTCAACCCTGAGATTCTCAGTAGCAAGCAGTTTAGCAAGGGTGCCTTTGACCTCGGTGTTGACCATTGTCCTCCTGATTACCTAGTAATTATAGCACCCCCATGATCGCTGTGTCCACTGTCGGGACAGTTTTCTGATTGTCCCAGTGTCGGATCACCCCAGATATGATAAAGCAGTTAGTGACCAAGTAAGAAATAAAAATAAAGGTGCGTATGCCAGCAATAATATCTGCTTCTCGATCTGATCGTCCATGTTTTTCACCTAATGCTTTTGCCCATATTCTCCACATCACTCCAGCAATCCATTCTCCTGACAGTAGTGCAACGTATCCTTCAGACTACCAATGTGTCTAAATCCAACATTAACTTGAGGATATTCTGCTTCCTCACCAAACTCCTCAACGAAACCTCTCTCAGAGAAGTGTTGATTTAATTTATACACATGAATCTGGAAGTTGAGTTTTTCCAAGAGTGTCTTGGCACGTTGGCATTCTTGGTTGCCGTTAGAATAGATTACTGCTTGCATTTTTCTAACCAGTCGTCGATTTGTTCTTGGGTGGGGACGTTGATTCGGAAGGCAAGACCATCCTCCTCAAACTCTTTATTCATTTTTTCATATGTCTCAGGAGTGATCTTTTCAGTCACGCTGCCTCCAATCATCAGGTTTGTCACGTTGAAACCAATCTACTATCTCGTCTGCACCATCAAACCCCGTTCTATGATTGGATGGGTCGGGGTCACCAAGTCCCATCCTATTCATAAAATCATCAATACTACCCTCTTCAATCCCGTTGGACTGACGGCGTGCTTTGTTTAACCAATCTCTAGCAGTTGTATGACTCTTGGCAAGTTTCTCTGCCCAGATCATATCTTGTAATTTTACTTCTTCATTGTTAGCGATCTTTTTACAGATGAATTCCAATCGGAGTCTGTATTTGGTCGATAGCATGAATTACTCCCGCAATTTTAATTCAAGATCCTCTAGTCGGTGATACTCAGCATGTGCTGCTTCTTGTCTATCACACACTATATTTAGGATGTCTCCCATGATTATATCGTTGTCAACGTAGTCGTCAAGATACTTGTCGATCGCTTCTTTTAAATAACGATACCTATGCCACTCTGGGGAGTATGGTTTATACATGATGTTAGGGTGCAGTATTTTATTTAGCTGTCGTCAGACAGTTTCGAGAAATCATTAACCTTTTCAAATTTTAGTGTACGCATAAACTTGTCAACGAGAATCTCACCTTTATGGGAAATCACGAATACATTAGTCTCATTACCAAGACTGCGAAGAATTTTAAGGAGCTCATTAGTGCCTTCAGTATCAAGAGATGAATCAAAAACTTCATCTAGAATTAGAAGGTTAGTTGCCACAGAGTTTTTCATGCGAGCAACTTCTCGCCAGGTAAACAAAAGTGCTAGATCGATCTTTTGTTTTTCCCCCTCAGAAAACGAAGCATAACTAAATTCATCCCTGAAGCGACTCTTAATAACCTCGTTAAACTCCTCGTCAAGCGTGAAGTTGACATAGAAGTCCATCGACTGTAGGTATTTATTGATCAGTTGATTGAAGACTGGAATGTATTTCTTGATAATCTGACTCTTGATACCACTGTCTTTCAGCAAGGAAGAAACAACTTGATACTCATCAATCTGTCTACTGATAGATGCACACTGTCCAACGTTTTTATTATGATCCTCTTCTAGTGTTTTTAGATGTGATGTTGCATCATCGATACCCTGATGATTTTCATTGTGAGTAATGAGTTGTTTTTGAATCTCAAGGTTCTCAAACTCAAGACGCACGATCTCTCTTTCCATGATATTGACTTCGCTTCGCATTTCATGCGCTGCTGAAGACTTTTCATCCAACTCCGTGAGTTGTGCTGTCAGTCTATCAATCTCCTTTTCAATATTCCAAACTTCTTTTGTGATTACACTTCCTTGGTTGCTTAAGGATTCGATTTGCTTTTCTTTGAAGTCGTCTTTAATACTTTGTCCACAAGTAGGACAATCACTATGATTTTCAAAAAACTTAACGTCTCCAATAAGTCTCTTAATGTCAGACTTTTTGACTGCTTTGTCTTGCTTGAATTTTGAAACATCATTCTTAACACGATTATATTCAGTCACGTCAAACTCTACCATGCCAAGTTGCTTTTGCTTCTCGGTAAGTTTAACTTGAGTATCGTTTATCAATAAAAGGTTGCTGTTTATTTTTTCTTCCTTTTCACTGAGATACTTATCATTAACTTGTTGTAATGAATCTATAAGTTTCTTCTGAGAAGACAACTTTTGATTAGACAATTCTAATAGATGTTGACAATCACTACTGGAGTTTTGTGCTGCTCGGACTTTATCCTTGAGCAGTGTATTCATTTGAGAGAAGATACCGATGTCTAGAAGATCTTCGATAACCTCTCTTCGATGAGCAGCAGCAAGCTGCATAAAAGGCACAAAAGTGCTACTGCCGAGAATAACAACCTGAGTGAAAGATTTGTAGTTAAGTTTAAGTACTGATTGCTCAAGATATTTTTGAGTGTCCTTTGCTGCTGCGTCTTGATCGACGAGTTTGTTGTTTTTGTAGATCTCGAAGGTTGTTGGTTTGATGCCACGAAATACCCTGTAGTCGTCTGGACCAATACTAAAGCAGACTTCTACTTTCAAACCCTTTTCGTTAATAGAGTTTACAAGTTGAGGTTTGTTGATCTTACGAAAGGGTTTATTAAACAACGCAAAACACAGAGCATCTAGAATGGTGGACTTACCTGCACCATTCTGCCCAATAATAAGTGTTGAGTTGGCTTCGTCAAACTTGACTTCAGTCCACTGGTCACCTGTTGAAAGAAAATTCTTCCAACGAATAGTATCAAATAAGATCATGTAGGGGGAATAACAAACTCATCTTTACCAATAATTGTATAACAGTAGTTGTACTTACCACAGTTTGCAGCAACGATAGCAGGGTCAACTTCCATTACTTCTAACTCTTCATGATATCCATCTGCTTGAAGAAGATCGTTATATCTTACTGCATCATCCTCTTGCTCAAATACTTGCACAGTTTTAATTTGGTCTTTATTGGAGACCGCATAAACACCACCAGTATTTTTGTCTGTGAGAATAAACATTAGATTTCGCAAGCTTCTATGTACAGGGACCTCATGATGCTTTTGACGTTATTTGAGTCTACCTTAAGGTCGATCTCATCTATGTATTTATCCAAGAGTGTTAGAGTATCTTCGGTTTCCATAACCTCAGCACCCATTTCAACAGAGAGATCTTCAACAATTTTCAGATCTGCTAGTCCAATGTCTTGGAGTTGTTTGACGTTGTAATCGAATTTGGCATTATCGCCTTTCTCTTCAACGATAAGTTTTACGTACGTGCCTTCCAAATTGTCTGGCACATCCATGCCATCATTGTAATTGATTTTCGTAAACATGTCAAATGGATTACGATAAAACGTAGTCTTCAGTGTCTCTGTATCAAAGACATGGAAACCACGTTTACATCCATAATCATTCCAATACAACTGGTAGGGATTGCCCAGATAGTTTATGTTGCCTTTAGTGGACTTCATATGATAGTGCCCACTGAATACTTTTTTAAATTTAGAGAAGACTGACGAATCCATGCCAGACTGCATCACATGCCCAGGATGAGCCTCAAAACCGTTAAGCTCAAGATGACCCATGCAGACATCAGCAGAACTGTTTGAGATTTCATCGAAGACTCTATCTCGGTTGTCGTCACAGATCCAAGGAAGAAGAAGTATAGGAAAACCGTCAAAATCAACAGTGGTAGGGGTATCATGGACTGTGATATTTCCATACTCACCCAGTAACTCTCGGGGGGCATTGATCCTCAAGGTATTCTTGTAGTAAATATCATGATTACCAGTGAGCATGTGCATCTTAACGCCCATGTCTTCAAGAGGATTAAACCACATCTCCTTTGCTTCGCTCAGAGACATGAAGTTAATTGACCTTCTCCTATCAAAGGTATCACCAAGAGCAATTACTGTCTTGATCTTGGATGCCTTCAGAAAAGGGATAACAATATTATTGTAAAACTTTTTATATAAGTTGATGAATGATTGATTATCATTACGCACTCCAAAGTGCTGGTCGGTAATCAGCAGTATCTTCATCGTTTATTATTGATCGCAATACGGGACTTGATCTGATTATACTCTGCTCCGCCGTCTCCGTCAACCGAGAAGACTTCATCGTAGCCAGATTTCTCAAGGATCTTTTCCTTGATATCGAGTTGCCTTTTCTCTTTAGCGATACGTCTTAGGAATGCATAGTATACAATCTGTGTAAAGTATGCAAACGGATTCTTAGATTTAGAAGGATCGAAGTTGTCAATGTATTGAATGCAATTCTCAATACCATCACAGACCATATCATCCTTATACATGTAGTTAATGAAGTTGGGTCTGTAAGATAGGTGTGTTGCAATCTTGAGGAAGCATCCGCCGATGTAATTATTTACTTTAGGTTTCGGCAGATCCCTTGCTTCTGCAATGGCAACCTCATCTTTGTATTTAATTAGAGCAGCAAGAAACTCCTGATTGTTAACGTAGTGTTGTTTCTTTTTCATGGGAGCTCTTACCATATGTTTGTCTATCGCTTGTTATCATTATAACACACTTGACAACTTTGTCAATTCTCTATAGAATAACACTGTCAGGGTTGAGAAGGATTCTTATAGATTCTTTCAAATAACTTTCGAGCATCATCTACGTTGCCCCTATATCCCATCTCCTCATCAGGGGAGACTTTTTTGCGCTCATCAGGTTTTCCTGGTTTGACCTCATCACCAGCAATGTATGCTTCATACAGCATTACGTACTCGGATGAGAGAGACGCGAGAGATACAATGTCTCTTTCTCTAATGATAAAGAAATCTTCATCACTCATTTGCATCCAGTGAGAGAATCCCATTCCTCTGGCAACTTTGCCATCATCCATCTCTTTTGTAAAAGTTTCGATAGTTACAGGATCTTGGACAAACACTAATGTCTCACCACTGTCTTCTGTAAGGATTGCTTTGCCAACGACTTCTTCGCCATTATTTAATTTAAAAATTCCGTAGAATTCTTCGTCATGTCGTGCGTAATTGATCATAGGATTTTACCTTTACCTCTGTAATTTCATACTGAAATTTTTCTTGGTTGTAGACCTTCACTCTTTCCATTAAATGATTGAGTGTGTAGTTGTTACCGCGATCAGTCGATATATCGTCTGCGATATCATAGAGTGTAGCTTGTGCTTTGTTTTCTCCCTTTCTTAAAACGCGACCAATGGATTGTAGGTTACGGATTCTGGATTTGGAAGGAGATGCAAAGATCACATTATGTAATTTTTTAATGTTGATACCTGTGGAGAAGGTGCCGTATGATGCAATGATAATCGTGTTATCAGATTGCTCAGTGAGAAGACGAATATCTTCTCGATCATCAACGTCAACACCCCCGTGGACTAGATGCACAGGTTTGTCTGTGTGACTATTTATCAACTCGTACAGAGGGATACCATGACGGTCCACATAGTTGAATAGCACTAGCGTATTCCCTTTAAGGTCACATGCTAGATTGCGAATGAATTTGTTTCTTCCCTCATGCTCAACTAAATAAGATATCTCGTCTTGATAACCCTCAAAGATTTTTTCTTCGTGTTTGAGTAAGATAACCTTGACTTTGAGTTTGGCGACATGTCCAGCTTTCATCAACTCATTGGTGCGAGTAACTTGAGAGCATCTACCAAACACTCCTTCTAGCACGAGTTGGTTTACATTTGCTCCGTCTAGTGTGCCAGTAAATCCGATACGATACTTACACTCATGCAACTTAGACATAAGAGAAGTAAGAGATTTAGCTTTGAAAAGGTGCGCCTCGTCACCGATCACCACGTCAAACCTGTCAAACCACTTACGAGGTTCTTTATAGATAGATTGCCAAGTGGTAATTACTACTTGATGGTCCGTGTATTTTTCTTGCCCCGCATATATTTTGTGGCAATATTCGGACGCCATCCATCCATATTCTTCAAAGTCCTTATACATCTGCTCGACAAGAGAAGTGGTTGGGACTACGATTAGAATATTCCTATTCAAATTGACGTGGTATCTAACCAATGCGTAAATCATTAACGACTTACCTGATGCTGTTGGCGATAGCAATAAACGCCTATTATACTTTAAAGCTTCATAGATTGCTTTATACTGATAGTCCCGCACAGGAAACGGTAAGTGTAGAGACTTCACAAATCCTGCTACACCTTGAGGAGTAATCAATTCATTCTCTGCTAGAGGATGCCCGAAGAATTTGCATTCTTCCATTTCATATTTGTATCCTCTTTCATCCGCCCAGTCCAAGAGATAGTCGATGAGACCAACATAGATCTCTCCTGTCCCTGGGGAATATAAGCGGATTTTACCGTCCCAACCTTTATATCTTCGATTCTTCTGCATGAATTTTGCAGACTCTACCTCAAAGGTAAAGAAGTCTGCTAATTCATAGTTGATGTGTGGCTCTGCTTCGACCTTGAGATATACTTCATTCTTCTTTCTAATCTTCAAATCAAACATAAGGCGGTCCATAAAACCATGCTACAAGTGATTTTCTATGTCCAGCAGTGACAGGGCGGACCCTATGCCATTGATCTGCTAGAAAGAAAATTGCGGAATACTTTTTAGGTTTGATTGTAACAAACCTTTGAGCATCCCCTGGTTTATATATCTCCAAATCAAACTCGCCTCCTTCGTAGTCCTCATTGAGGAAGAGAGACATACTTATTTTTCTTACAACACCATTGATTATCTTTGGGTGTTGATCCATATGCCAGTCATAGAATCCACCCTCACCGTAAGATCCAAACTGCACAGGTTCTACGCCAGAGATGTTTAGATTCCAATGTGCTCCTCTGTTGATTTGTTTTACCATACGCAAAAGCATGGACAAGAGATTCTTATCTCTCACCCATGCCACATCGGTCATTCTTTTTGCGCCAGTTTCTTGGTTATATAATCTTCCCGTCTCCCACTCTAGTGTGGCAGTTGTAATTGCTTTCTGGACTGTTGCTATCGATTCTTTATTGAAAGAGACTTCCTTGTAGAAGAGACCATAATTCATTAGAAACCACTCTTAAATTTCTCCCACTCAATGGCATTTTTAATTTGATAAGTGCGATTGTTGATTTGTCTCAACACACTTTCAAGAAACGCTAGAGTCTGGTCTATGTATGCAATCTTATATTGTAGTTTTTTGATGTCATCATCAGCATCAATAAACATTGTGATCTCTTCTTTTGTTGTGAGTTTAAGATCAAATGGCATCTCTTTGTATACTGATGAAGGTGCTTTACCTTTGTAGTATAACCATTTCTCTTTGACCAGTTGGTTGTAATCCAATTCTTTCTCTCGTTTCATGAGAGAATAGGTATTAAAAAACTCCATGTATTTCATATGGAGTTGTGGGACTTTAGTGGACTCTTCACAGTATAGGTCATTATCAATGACACTATCCTTCTTCCACATCTCTTGAAAACTTTCCAGATTCATAACGATACTTTAGTGCTTGTAGGTGCCATGCTTGTGCTAAACTTCTTGGTCCTTCTTTTAGAAGAGATCTCTCTTTAGCAGTAAGGACACAGTGGTCCAACATGTATTGCTTCCATTCTATCATCTTCTAGTCGTACTGTTAACGTTTCTAATCTCGTAAATAGTATACTTGAATGTGCAGGTTGCTGTGAAGAAATCATTATCAGATCCTGTGACATCAAAACCCAATGTGCTCAACTCTGTTGGCCATAGATTTTTAAATACTACCTCAAAATTAGCGAGATTGTTATTATTCAACACAAGTAGTGTAGCATCTGAATATCGATAGTCGGAAATATCATCTAGTTTGTATTCATTCTTAAAGTTGACTCTATCTGTAATACTCTGAGGAGCACCTAGTCCTCTGATCCAGTTGTGCAACTCCATGTAGTTTTTGAGATCTTCATCTACAATAAACTCCATCTCGAATGTGCCATACTGCACATTACCTTCTACGGGAATGGGGACCAGACCTCTTGTAGGAATATCAACATTGCCTAGAGACAACGAAGGAATCGATGCACTCTGACATAGGTATGCTGCCTTCTTCGCTTTTTCTAGCGTAAAAAGAAACCCGATGGGTGACAGAAAGTTTCTGTTAGTTAGTTGCTCGTTATACCAGTTTGCCATGTTATGCGTTGATATTTTCTAACCATGATGTAGAGATAAATTTTTCTCCATTCAAAGGAGGATTGCCTCTATGCACATGTGTGAATCCTGCTGGCCAGATTAGGACCATGCCCTTCACTGGTTTGACTCGCAGTGACTGATACAGAAATTCTGTTTCTCCACCATCAAAGTCATCATTAAGATACATCATTGTTGCCGCAATTCTGCGGTTAGCACCCATGCTGGCGTCTTCGCTGTGCCAACTATGATACCCTTGCTGGGGTAGAGTTCTCTGCACATTCAGGTATACCTGTTGATACCTGTAGCAAAGAAGGTGCTCATATACTTCGATGTATTCCTCCAGGCAACTACCAACAATATCATTGTATTCTCTCATATACTTGTAACCACATTGGTGGTCAAGCATGAAATCTTCAGTTGCTAGGCAAGTATCTTTGCGCTTATGTGGTCCTGGTTTATCTCCCCAAGTGCCATGCCTTTTGAATGTAGACCCACACTTGTCTTGATATTTCCAGTATTCAATCAGATCATCAGTATCATAATCAGTATGCCACATCCCAATAAATTGGTCTGCGCCAATCATCTCAATTTTTGCCATAGAGCATCATACTATTTCAAGTATTTAGACAAAGAATAAGGGGGTCCGAAGACCCCCTTAATCCACTTCCTTCACACGGATTATTATTTATGTCATAAGCATACTCCTACAAATACGTTTGCATTGGGATTGATTAAGCAGGTCGCATTCAATCAGGCATTCGTAGTAGTCATTCAGTTTTTGCATTTCGATGTCACATTCATCGATTGTGTTTTCAAAGTGTCTCCACTCGTCTAGCTGATTGCGAGATGTAATGTTGTGCATGATCTCACTCCATAACTGCGGACAATAATATAAGTTGAGTTTGGGATCATTTTTCCACCTCGCATAATTCTGCTACTACTTATATGCAATGTGTGCATTTTCTGACGAAATCAATGTGACTAATAACAACTCTTATTTTTTGTATACCAGACTACACATTAAATGTAAACATAAAAAAAGGACCCCGAAGGGTCCTTAGAGTTTATGTAACTGTCATCACATGAGGTTAGCAACCTGGACGCGACGATAGTACTTGTTGGTGTTAGCGGTAAGAGCGCCGCTGCCTTGGGTAAGACCCTGAGCGAAGGGGTTAGAAACCATTCCGTAACGAGTCTTGAAGCCGATTTTGGGCTGGAAGGTGTTAGGATTGATTGCTCTGACCTGCTGGAGGGGGACATAAGGGCAGTAGAAGAGACCTGCGTCATAGGGGCTGGTGCCCTTATAACCTGCAACGTAGTAGTGCTTGTCGCTTACGTTTGCAGAGTAGGGATCAACATAGACCTTGATGCGACCGTTGAGGGTGCCGACCAGGGTGCTGGAGTTGTCATCGGGAACGAGACCGTTGTTACCAGCAAGAGCAGGGGTGTAGTCAAGGACGCCTGCCATACCGAGAGCAGAGACGACATCAGCAGAAGCGATCAGGATGTTGCCCTTCCCGCGACGAGTCTGATGACCGATTGCGTTTGCATCTCTTTCGATTTGGAAGAGAAGACCCTTGAATTTCTCAACAGACCAGCGACCGTTGGAGTCAACGTCGAGGTCGAAGATACCTGCGTTAGCGGTGTTGTTTTGAGCACCTGCAACAGCGTTGGTGTAGATGGTTCTAACAACTTCTCTGTTGATCTCAGCGAGGATCTCAGTAGAGAGGATGTTAGCGAGCTCTTGCTCAGCATCCAGACCATGGATCGCCTTGAGGTCTTGTGCCATCTCGATGCTGTATTCTGCCTTCAGAGCGCGAGCGCGTGCTGTGACAGTTACTTTCTCGATCGAGAATCCCATCTCGCGGAACTCGCTACCAGAAGTAGCATCGTCCAGACCTTCGACGGTTGCTGTGGTCATGCCAGTTGCATCACCAGTCTGCTCATAAGTGCCAGCAGGGCTGTCATTGAGGAGACCAGGGTTGGTGCCTTCAGCGTCGTTGTTAGCAGAGCTAGAAGCGCCAGGATCGTAGGAGGTGCCTGCACCACCAGCGAAGCCAGCGTTGGGCTCGTTGAAGAATGCTTCATCGTAGCCAGATGCTGCGGGGTTACGCTCTGCGCCATAGTTGGTACGCATTGCGAAGATAAGGCCAGTAGGACCAGTCATGGGCTGGACGCCAGCGATATCATAAGCGATTAGCTGAGGCATGGAGCGTCTGATCAGGGAGATCAGAACGGGGTCGAAACCAGCAACAGGACCAGTGTCAGTGCTAGCTTGTGTGTAACCTGTGGTTTGAAGAGTCTCGGTGAGGATCTTGCCTTCCTCAGCGATTGCTCTCTCTTGGTTTTCAAGAAGTTGTGCGACTACGCCTTTCTTATAGGAGTCTTGAATCTTTTCGCAAGATTCATGCTCTAGAACGGGTGCCCACTTTTCTTGTAAGGATGCGAATGCCATTTTTTGGTTTTCTCCGTTTTAAAAAAAGTAGTTGATTTTACAAATAATCATTTAGACCACATCTTAAGTGCGTCTACGTACTTCGACATAGACTGAGATGTAGTTTCTTCTACAAGGGGCTCACCTCCGTTATCCTCGGTAGGATCGGTTGCTGTTTCAGCAACTACCTTGCGAGTGAAGTAAGATTCCTTGATGGTTTCGATCTTCTTACGAAAATCGTCTTCAGTTTCAAACTCAACACCCTCTGCGAGAGAAGCAAGCTTCTCCTTCTGGGTCTCTGCGAGACCTGCAGCGCACTCGTTCACAATTTCCATTTTAGTATAATGTCCAATTCTCTTATTGAGTTGGACGTTGGCGTCGATTTGCTCGTTGAGTTTAGCTTCCATCTCATCAAGCTCTCCAACCATGCCGTCAAGCAGGTTGAATTTCTCTTCGGGCACAGTCATGTTGTGCTCCATAAAGAGATTCTTTAGTCCGTTGAAGAAAGATTCGGAAATCTCATTCTTAATACCGTGCTCGATCTGGAGTTGATTTTCCTTCATCCAGGTCTCAGCAACATATGAGAGATAGTCATCTACCT